AATGAGTTAGTTTTATATAATCTCATACCATGTAAAAGACCATCTAAAACTCTACCATTTCTTACAATTGACTGATCGTCACCTGTAATCTGTACTTGGATAAGTTTTGAGTCTGCTTTTGCAAGAGCTTCATAAAAGAAAGGTGGAGCTACAAACCAACGACCATCTTCTGGTACGTTGTTTTCGTCTAGTAGTCTACCCATTAGTGCGATCAAGTTTAACGCAGCATCTGGACCTGTGTCACCTGAAGCTGAAACTTGAATAGGAGTTCCATGAACACCAAGAGAACTATTTGTAACAGTTGCTCCTGTTGCTTCATCTGAAGCGTTTCCTGCAATTCCTGCACCAGTTGTCATTGCTTCAAGAACATTCGCATCATATTTTCTTTTAAGAGCATAAGCACCTGAAGAAGTTGCTAATGCTTCAAAGTTAATATGGCTGTGTCTTTCTTCAACGTCATCTACTTTAAATGCAAAGTAGTTACCTTGATCCACTGTCATAGTAATCTGCTCATCTAATAGATCTTCAGTTGCTACGGCAGTTCCACGATTATAACTTCTCACAGTAATTTGTGGTTCTTTTATAATCTTGACTGTGTCGCCAAAGTTTTCAATTTCCCCTGTATAATCAGTATTTGTAATATCTTCAACTACAGATGCTCTACGGAAGAACTTGAGAACTTTTTGGCTAAATATTTGAGGTACGAAATTACCATTAGGTAAGTTTGCGTAACCTGCTGCTGATGTAAATGCCATCAGTTACTCTCCCTTATTTAGTTAAAAGTTATGTTATTCTGCCTTCACGTTGTGCCTTATCAATTTCCTCTTCTAACTTAGCAAATTCATGTGGCTTTAGCTTGGCAATTTCATCACGTGTCCAAAGTCTATCTTCTTTTCTACTTGGTGTATCTGTACGTGTTGTTTTTGTAACAGATAAAGAAGAAGATTTAGAAGATGGTCTTCTTGTTCGTGTGTTGCGATCAGCTTTATATAAGTCTATAACACGAGATGCCCACCGGGAATCTGTATTATTTTTGTATAGACCATCGGAAATACTAGGTGGTTGATCTTCAAGCCACTGTTGAAAGTCTTCAGTTGCTCTTAGTTCTGTAAAGTCTGGATGAATAGCAAGAAGCTCTTGTTCAGCAGTGCGAACTATTGCATCTTGTTCTTTTTCCGTTAACTGTTCTAACCTTCCTTCTATTTCTTTCACTTTGTTTTCTGCGTTAAGTGTTGAAATAGATTGAACTACATCGTAAACATCTGGGTACTTTTGTCTAAATTGATCTAATTCCTCTGGTGTTTTAGGAAGTTGAGTATTACCTAACTTCTTTTCTGCCTTTAGAGTTTGCTCAGTAGACTTCCATTCGTTTACTTTTCTGTCGTAGTGACGTTTTAAATCGTCATAACGCTTTTTGTAGTTAACTTCCTTTTCTGAACCCATTAGATTTTTAGGAGTGGCTGTTTGCACAGGGTCTTCTATGTCGTCTGCGTTCTTTGGATCGTCTTGATATACTTCTTGTCGATACTGCCCTTTGTAAGGGGTGGGTGTCGAATTTTCTTTTTCTTGCTGATCTGTCATGTTACCTCCACAGGGTCGTTATAAAGAATTAAATAACGAGTAGCATTGTTGGTATTGAAGATACTTACTGCAGGGTCATCAATAGAGATGGAGTAGCTGCGTAGAGTATTCCTTAATTTCTATTATATCACGTATATGAACTTTGTCAAGAATTTTATACAAAACCACCGACACGTACTTGTGTTGGTTTAGGTTTTGGTACAGATAGTTCAGGAGCAAGTCCTAAATATCCTTTTATTGTAGAAATATAATCTTCTGTTTCATCTGGTAAATTCCTTACCCATTTATTACCATGTTTTTTTATTAATTTATCAGTATTTCCTAAACCATAATTATAAGAAGATAATGCTTTTGCTACATCTCCATCATATCTAAGTAAAAGAGCTTTTAAATAATAAAAACCAAAAAGTAAATTGTCAACAGGATTTGTTAAAGCTGATTCACCTACTTTTAAATACTGTTGTTCATTTTCAGGTAATAAAGCTATAATACCTGCTCCCGGATCTTTTACAGTGTTACTCATTAATTGAGCAAAACCTTTAGCACCTTTATTACTTTTAGCTTCAAAATCATAAGAAGAATTTTCTTTTTGAATTAACCTTGTATACAAAGAATTTAATAATTTATTATCATTAACATTTATTTTTTCAGGAAAATCTCCTTCAATATCATATAATCCCGGACCTGTTAAACCATCAAAACTAGCTAATTGAACAAACCCATCAGATGTATTTTGTTGTTCATTAGGCATAGTTACTGACTGCACTATACTTGCTAACTGATTTTTTTTTTGATCTATTGAAAGATCTTTAAATTTTTCTAAATCTAAACTAGCTGTTGGTGCAGCAATAGATTTTGTAACAGGCATTTTTCTATCTAAAAACCCTAATCTTCTATATTGTTCTTGTAAAACTATTCTTTTTTGTATAGGTGGTAATTTGTTTAAAGTACTTGGATTTAATAATTTTTCTAATTCATTATCACTCATAGCTAAAATTGTTTTAGAAAAATTTCTATCATCCTCACTTAAATCACCTACATCGCTAAATGTTTGAACATCAGGTCCTGTATCTCTAGGTCTTGAAGTATCAAAACCACCTTTAGTAGATGGCATAAAAGGTTGTTGAGATTGAAATAATCTTTTAGGAAGTTGACTTGATTGTGATCCTTGTGTAAAGAAATTAGCTACAGTTTGAGGTGCATCTGTATATTCTTTTTTAAATTTTAAAACATTATCTACAATATCTTTATATTTTTCGTCTTCTTTTATTCCAAACTCTCTTAAGTATTCTAAATTATCAAAATCATCTTTTAATTCTTCAGGAGTTCTAGGTGCTGTTATTCCTTGAGTTAATTTATCTATGTACTTGTTACCTAACCTTTTAACAGATTGATAAGGCGAGTTTTGTATATATTGTCGCATTGTATTAACAATATTATCTAACACCATTCCTGCTTCACCTTGATTTTTTGCATTTACAGCAATAGATGCTTTTGATCTATCATAAAGAGTTTGAATAAAATCTAATTCTTCATTGCTTGTTCTAGGATGTATTATCCACGGCATAGCTGATGTAAGATCTGGATTATCAGATAATGCTCCTACTTTTTGTATATATAAAATATCTTGTGTATCATAGTATTTAAAATCTAAAACAGATTTTCCATCAATATTGGAAACAGATTTAGTTCTAGGTATTTCAGTTTTCTTTTCTAAAGAAATGGGTAATTTGTTATTTTTTAAAAAACTTCCTCTTTGCACCCCTTCATCTATATTGTATTTAATATCATTTGCTAATAAAGTTTCATTAAGACTACGTGCATATTTACTAGCAGGTTCTTCCAATGTTGTAATAGTAGAACTTGCAAGAGGTTCTGTAAGTAACATTGAAGATTTATTATTTGTTTTCTTAACTTTAGGTTGTGTTTTAGTTTCTATTATTGATTCATCTAATGTTGGTTTGCTTCCTGTTACAGTAGGAGTTTTACTTTCTATAATAGATTGATCTAGTTCTGCACCTTTATTTGTTAAATTAGGAAGATCTGTTTTTGATTTATATTTTATTAGATTTAAATCTTCCATTTCACTTAAACCTGTTGAAAAAGGTTTAGCACCTGATGGTGGTGGAGCTTTTGAAGGATCTTGTGCTGAAGATAAAATTAAATCACTAGGAATATCTGCTTTTTGATCCTGTGATTGCATCATTGTAGATGTGGGTGAAGAAGACACAGGTTTAGTTTTTGTTTCTGAACCTTTAGAAACTACAAATGTTTTACCATTAATATTTTTTAGTCGTTCTGTATCTGAATTAAATGATCCTGTAAATTTTCTTACAACATCACCATCTGCTAATTTAACAAATCCACCACTTTCTAAAGTTTGTTTTTGTTCTTTTTCTTTTTGTTCAAGTTTACGTAAACCCCTGTCGTTTATTTTACGTAATTTATCTTCACCAATAACACCGACTATTTCTGGTGGCACAATATATTCACCATTAGACACGGCTACATCAACCATTTTATCTCGCATACCTGCTCTACTTCTAGAACTGCCTACAAGTTGAGTAACAAGACTTTCATCTATACCTTTTTCTCGCATAGTTTCTGATAAAGTTTCATATGCTTTTTCAACCATAGTATCTAGTTTTTCTATACCTGCTAATTGAACAGCCATTGCATTAATAACAAATGTACCTTCTGGTAATTCACCCATTACATCATCTTGTCTACCTTCGCCCTGCATAGCATCCATAGGATTGTCTGGTGCAGGTGCTGCTGAAGGATCATTTACAAACCCTGCAGGTTGACCTGATGGCATTGGCATAGCTTCTTGAGGTGGTGCTACTGGTACTTGACCACCTTCTTGCATACCTACTATACCACCTTTGTTAAACTCATAATCACCATAATCTCCAAAATCATCTCCACCACCAAAAGCAGGTGTTCCACCACCACTATTATTATTATCATTATCATTATCGTTATCGTTATATTGTGGAACACTTTCTTGTATTGATGTATATTGACTGCTTGAATCAGCAGGTTTATTAGTAAACCCTGCATCTGATGCAGATGTACCACTAGTATTGTTGTTGTCTTCAGATGAAGAACCACTATACTGTGCAGCATTTTGCCCAATTGCACCAACAGCACTACTATATTCAAAACCTTTAGGATCTCCGACATTTGTATTTAAAGGCATTTGATCACCCGGTTGGTAAAAGGTAGTAGTTACTTGATCCATACTACCACCAAAATCAAAATTAAAATCATCTACATTTGGATCTGATTGGTCAATAGAACTAGTGCTTACACCCAATGCACCTTGATAAACACCGTTATAATAACCCATTTGTAAACTACTTTGATCAGGAAATAAAAATGATGAAAGACCACCATAAATTGTATCATTTACATTATCTAAGAAATCAGAATACGTTCCTGAAGAACTTTGAAAACCTTCTGATCCTAACACCATTTCAGCAAAAGAATTATAACTATTTTGCACTGCTTCTGGATCAGGTATAAAATTATCAGGTTCTTCTTTAACAAGAACACAAGAGTTTGTTTTTACATCAAAAACGTAGCCTGTAGGACAATTGTGTGCAACAACAACAGGTGTTTCTTCTTCTTCTTCTTCAAAAGGATCGTCTGAAACACCTCCCGGACCTTCTCCAAATCCTGCAGTTGTTTTTATAGCATCCATCATTGGAATTAAATTTTGGTATGCACTCATACCACCGGGAAGTTCACCTATTTCTTTTAATGTTAGAGAAGGTAAAGATTTATCAGAAGGCAAAGGTTTACCTTCAGCTAAAAGTTTTTTTATTTCTTCTAAAGTTAAAGGAGTTCTTTTAATTTTTTTAACATCAGCATCTAATTTAATTGTAGTGCCAGAAGTTCCTTCTTCTTTAGATTCTTTTAAATCCTCATTTATTTGTTCTAAATCCATTTTTATTCACTTCCATTGTTTTATTAACTGCCGACTTGAGGTTCACCAGTGTTCGCAGTAAAGCCGCTTTCCCCTGCAGTTGGCGAAGTACCGACTCCGATTGTTCCACCTCCAGTCTGATCGTCACCTGTGTTTGCAGCTCCTTGAGATACTCCTCCCATTGCTCCCATGTCTGGTTGTTCACTAGGGGGAGCAGTAGTTTCGCCTGTTTGTCGTTCATTTAAACCTCTTAATATATCTGCAAATACTGCAGCTTCGTTCATGTCATTTACTAATTGATCAGGATCTATGTCCTGTGATATTGCTAACTCTCTTATTAGATTTGGTATTTTAATAAAAGGAGCTAACATAGGGTTTGTAACAGTTTGTAATAGTGTAGTCAATCTTTGTGTTCTTACCTCTTTCTGCATAACGGCTGCAGATCCTTGTGGTTTAATTTCAAGATCACCTACTATATCCTGTTGTGTTTCGTTAAACTGCATATTCCATTGAAACAAAGCTTCACCCATTGGTTTTAACATAAAGTCATCAATGTTCTTTATAACAGTCTTTATAGATAGTCCTGCTGAACTAAGAAGCATACTTAATCCTGCAGCAGTTCTACCAGTACCAGTAACACCTGTTTGTCCATGTGTTATTGATGGTATACCTGTTTCTTCATCTGCTAACTGTCGTGCAGTTTGAAACATTTGTAAGTTCTCTGGTGCTGTGTTAGGAAACTTTAGTCCGTTAACTGCTGTACCTGTAACACCAGACTGTCTTCTAAATATTTTTCCCGGAAACACTTCCATGCTTTGTCCGGGAACTAATTGTGTTTCGTCAATATCAAATACCATATTACCTGCAAGAGCTAGGTTATCAATAGCCATTCTCATATGACCATTCATCAGTGTTTGTGCATCTTCCATATTCTCTGCAACACCAACACCAAATAAATGATATGGATTTATCTCGTAAGGTACTGCTTGGTAAGGTAATCTGTCTGGTGTAAATGGATTCATCATAGCACGAAGTATCATATTATTACATACCCAGATATTTACAGATACAGAATCACTATCGTCATTAGATTTTGGTATTTCTATTCCTGCAGCTTCAGCCATCTTTCTATCAAGCACACCCCAGAACTCAAGAACTTCATATCTGTTTTCACGATAACGTAAGTCGTTTGCTTCATCAGAATACAAACTACCTTCATAACCTCGTTCAACATAGTTAGGTCCTCTAGCTATACATTCTGATATAGCATCTTTATCAAAGAAAGGTTTACCAATTAAACCACGCATTTGTGATCTGTTAAATCTATGACGTTGTATTACATACTCACAATCATCAACAGAAACAGCAGAAGGATCTGGATAAAAATCCCAACACGATACAGCTTCAATCGATGGCATTGTTTTATCATAAGGAGCATAAGTTCTTTCCTCACCAACACCATTCCAACGATGTACTGTTTTAGTATTACTAAACGGTCCTTTAATTACACCTGTGCCAAGAAGACAAGCTTCAAATAATGCGTGTCTAAATATGTTAACGGCATTACTATCTACTAACTGATCTTGTATTACCTTTTCCATGTTAAGTGCAGCCATTGCTGCAGGTTCTATCTGTGGTTCACCCATAGTAGCTTTACCTGCAATAAGGTTTTCTGATTCACCAAACTTAGTGGATAGACCACCAAGAAAGGGTTTATCAGGCATAGTAGCTTCTAATGCACCGGGAAGCAACTCCATACCATCTCCTGCAAAACCTTCAGGTCCTACATCTGGTTGTTGTTGTTGTTGTGGATTTTTTAAATGTGCAAACTCAGCTATACCTTCTGGTTTAGGTGTAGATGTGACAGATATAGGAAATCTTTTGTTAGCAAACAATATATCAATTATTTGCCCATACGCAGCAAGAACTTTTACCTTTGTTACTTTTACAAAGACTTTGCTACGCTCAGAGGATCTGTATTCTTCATTCTCTGAACCACGATAATTTTTGTATGCATCAAGCCATCGTTGTTCATCAGAAAAACGACCATTTTCTGCATCTTCAAACTTATCATATACGTAGCCAATTACTCCTGCTTCTTCAGGAATATCTAGTTCTTGCTCTTCGTCTGTTTCTCCAGACTTCCTTATATCTACCATTTACTTTGCTTCTTGTGCTGATGATAACTCGCCATGCATGGTTTTCATTCCTGAAAAGTCCATGTTGTTGCCATGAATACTACCTGCGTTTGGTGCATCTTGTTGCATAGGACCTTGAAATGTAGGACCTATAAGCATTGGATCTAAACCTTCTCTATAGAGATTGTTACCATCCACAGGATTCATATCACCTTGCATAGATTTCATTTTATCAAATTGCATATTATTCTCCTTTTACAAATAAGTTGTTCATTTGATTATCGATATTATTAGCTCTTTCCTGTGTGGTTGGAGCTAATTGTTCACCTAAAGTTTTAAAATTAAAATCATACTTTTCTCCCGGAATAATAGGATTAGCTAAATTAAGTATGGATAAATCTAAAGGTATAGGTGAAACCCCTTCTAGCAAGTTAAGTCCTGCTCTAATATTTTGTCGTTGTTTTGCTTTTTCTATATCTTCATCATCAGATAAAAGAAATTCACTAGGACTTTTTGCTAATGCTTCTTCTGCTGAAAGAACTCCTGCTGCAGCTCCTACAAAAGGTAAATACTTTCCTACTTTTTTAAAAAAACCAGTTTTAGGAGTTTTTGTTTCTTTTTCAACAGGTTGTTTTGTATCTTCTACAGAAGGTTGTTCTGTAATAACTTCTGGATAAACTCCTTCAGATACTTGTTTTTTTACTGGAACAGAAGTTTGAACTTTTTGTTGTATTTTTTCTGGTTCAATATATTCTTTATTAAGAATAGCTTTTTCTATTTCTGTAGCTCTTGCAGGATTATTTTTTCTAGCCTTATAATATTCTTCTGTAATATTTGAATTACCTTCTATTTCTAATTTATTTAATCCTTTTGTTATATCTATCTCTTTTTGTTTATCAATTGATACTTCTGGTTTTTCTACCGATGTAGCTCTTTCAGGAATAGGTTCATAAACTTCTGTTTGTGCTGCATCTATTCCCGGTAATTTTCTATTTGATTTATCGCTATCAAAGTATGTAGCATTTCTTTTACCACCTTGAAATCCTACTAAACTACCTACACCTTTGTTGGTCATATTTCCAATTTTTTGTGCTGTAGATCCTACAGTCATTTCGTTAATATGAGCTGCAAAAGAACCATTACCAGATTCTTGTAAAAGATAATCTGTAAACTCATCCATATAAGTTGCAACTTGTTGTCTATTTTTATAAGGTTCTTTTACTACATAAGTTGTAGCTTGTAAAATAGAAGGATCTAACTCTCCAACTCTTCCTTGTAAAAAAGAAATAATAAAGTTTTTATTTTGTTGTGCATCTAAAGATCCACCCACAAATTTTATAAAATCATCACTCTTTGTTGCCATAAATTTTCTTAAACCATGAGCTTTAAATACTCCAACAGTATCTGCTAAGTCTGCATTATATGCAATTCTAGGTATAGGTTGAGTATACATACCTTTTTTTGAATCATACCCAAATAAAGTATTAAACATTCTAGTTATTAAAGTTTGTGACTTTGCTTTTGATTCAACAACATTACCATCTTTACCTATAATACCATAAGAAAAAGCACCCTCTATAGGACTTTTTAAATTTTTTATTTTAATTTCAAACTCTTTTTTTGATATATTTCCTAAATCATATTCTGCTTGAGCAGTAAAATAGTCAATTGTAGGTAAAGCAAATAACTGTCTACTTCCTAATTGTTGAGCAATAGCTGCTCTTGTTTCTAAAAGTTTTCCTAATTTATTACCTACTGTGTAATCTAAAGGTTGAGGTGTTTTTGTAACTTGTTTTGGAACAAAAATATGATATCTTTGAACACCATCAGTATCTGTAAATTTTCTAAAAGTAGATCTTTCTAAATTTCTTTTTGAATCTGTAGGATCTCCTTTAATTTCTTTTCCTGTTACTGGATCTAATTCTGTTTTAATATCTGCTTCATCATCAAATAATTCTAAAGAAAGTGCTTCTGCATTTCTCATACCTGCAATAGATAAAAGAGTTACTAAATCTTTTCCTGCACCTAATTGAAAATTTGCTTGTAACAATTTAGCATACGTATTTATATTTTTTTGATTTACATTTCCCATAAAAGAACTTTTCATATTACGTAAATCAACAGAGTTTCTAGCTTGTATAAAATTAATTCTATCAAAATAATTATTTATTTTTTCTATTTTGTTAAAAGGTAAAACATTAGGATGTGTATCTTCTTTTAATTTACTGCCTAAATCGCTAAAAATTGAAGCAACACTAGGTCCTAATATTTTACTTTCTATACCTTTTACAATATCGTCATATACTTTAGAAACTTTAGCTAATTTGTTTACTCTTGTTCCAAATTCATCTGCAAATTTTACATTATTAGTTTTTGTAATATCTTGAAAAATATCAAATACTTCTGTTTTACCAAAATCTTCAAATGATGAATCCAAAAAAGAATCTAATGAAATTCCTTTTTTATTAACAAAAGGTTCAAAATAATTTTCTATTAATTCTTTTGTTTGTTTTTTTTCTTTTAACAAATTAATAGTTAAATCTGTTTTACCTAATTTTAAACCTTCTCCTTGAGAAGCAATTAATTTATTTGAAACATTATTATCGGATATAAAAATAGCTTCTCGTAAAGTAAGACCTGTAGGAGATTTTCTTAAAAAATTTTGGTCAGATATGCTTAAACCTAATGATTTTATTGTTGCAGTTTGTGCTTGTTTTACAGTAGTCATATTTAATATCCAAATACTTCATCAACTGGTTTATATTTTTTTGTTAGGTCAGAACTAAACTGAGTATATCTTGGTAGATTTGTTTGTCTAGTCATAACCATATAGCGTAACGCATCGTATGCGTGATCTTCTGCGTGAGTATCTACATCTTCACTATTTGTCTTTGCGATTGGTAGTGTTGGTAGAGTTCTTACAAGATTTGTACAGGTAGAGAATATTCGTAAGCGTGGTTCATCATAATCATTTTTTTGTAGCCGTCTATGAACTTCTATCTTACCTGATACACGGTTTTTGTCGGCAGGTATCCACCGAACTCCGTTTCTTATCATTGTTTCTGCAATTGAAGGTCCTGTGCCATGCTTTGACCAACAAGCTCCATCTAATACAGATATCATCATTGGTGGATCATTTCGTTCTGCTTCCATTACTGCTTGTGCCAAAGCTTCACCTGTCAGACCTTTTGCATACAACTCTCTGTATATCCAGAGATTATTATCCCAATCAACAGCACCCCAAAGTACACAGGAAGGACTAGCGTAACCATAGTCTGCTGCTCTTATTCTTGTCCAGTTTGTAGGTAAATCAAATGGATCTACCACGTGATCTAACCTGTTAAACTCTGAGAATGCTGCACCTTCTGCAACATCCCAATCACCTTCTAGTAATCTTCTACGCTCAACTTCAGGAAGAGATAGAAGCATTGCTTCATATTCACCTGTAGCTGTAAGATATGGGTTATCTGTTAGTCTAGCAGGTATAAATCTACGTTGAAACAAAGGTTTATTCGTAGTAGGATTAATTAATGTCTTACCAGTTTCCTCATTTGTTGCCCAAAACGGTTCACCTGCAGGAGAAGGATCAATAAACATCTTTTTAATCCACCAACCACCTGCACCACCGGGATTAGCAGAGGAACGCATATACGTCTGGATTGTTGGATCTGTGGTCCGTAACCTCGACCTGAGGTAGTTCCAGACATATGGAGTAGGATAATGCCCAAGCTCATCTACACCAATCCATGTATAACTTTGCCCTTGAAAACGTATAACATCCGAATCTTTGTCCACATAACTGAGTTGTATTGTTGCTTTTGATGGAAATATCCATAAATTCTTTGATTCTTTGTACACAGCACCGTTAAATGCCTTTGGATAGAGCTTTCTAGACTGATCTATAAGCTCTGATAGCTCTCCTAGTGTCCTACGTAGCAATAAACCCCTATGATTAGGGTTATCTGCGTATCTTAACACATCCATTAGCATTGCTGCTGACTTACCACCACCTGCTGCACCACCATATAGGACTTCTTTCTCTGGTGCTGATAAAAACTGCTC